CGATTTTACAATCTGCCGCCCAGGTACTGCCGCAAGTTCAATCGGCTTTATCTAGCTTATCAACCCAAACAATTACATTTAATGTTAACCCCTCCGAAAATTCTGTTATTGATAGAAATATGTCAGTACGTTATTATTTAGAATATACAATAAATGGTACGACATCAGGCGCCGGAGTTAATATTTATAGCTCGGCTAGTGACTGTTTAAAACCACTACCCGTATCGTCTTCTTGTGCTAATTGTACGGTTCAATTAAATGGTCAGTCATTTACCAATACCCCTAAAGATTATGTACAAGCTCTTTTAAGATTTTGCGATCCTCATTTAAGAAGTTATAATTTTAGTATGACAGCAGCACAACCCGATTTTGCTCAAGAATATAGTGTCTGGGATCCAGCTACAAATGTTGTTGGCCTTAATCGTTCGCCTTTTAATAGACAAGGTGGCAATGTTTTGGAAGATGCAAGAGGTTCATACCCCGTTCAAATAGTTTCAAATACTACAACACAAGCCGTTTTACGTGTTATAGTAACAGAACCACTTTTTATTAGTCCTCTTTTATGGCAAAACCAGCAGGCTCCCGGCCTTGTTTTACTTAATCAAATGTCTGTTCAATTACAATTGTCTAATTTGGCAGCATCATGGTCACATATGACAAACACAAGTGGTAATACCAGAACAGTAACAAGCATTAATGTAGCATTTTTTAAAACTCCAGAATTATTATATAGTGAATTAAATCCAAAAGGTGGCATTAAAATAGAAAAAACGGCCGCATATAGCTACCCATATAATCATTTATATGTTCAGGAAAACACAAATGTAACATTAGCAGCCGGCGCATCTACTTTAGTTAATACGAATACAATATCACTGCCTGTTATTCCTGAAAAGGTTTATATTTTTGCTAAAAGAACAGATAATACCCGTGATTATACAACTACAGAAACATTCGCAGGAATTGAGAATATTGCTATTAAATGGGGTACTCAAGCCGGTATTTTATCACAATGTTCACAACAAGATTTATGGAAAATTTCAGTTAAAAATGGTCTTCGTATGTCTTGGAATGAGTTTTCGCAATATTCTGGCTCAGTTTTATCATTGGCTTTTGGTGATGATATTGATCTCGGTGATGAATTTTCTGCGCCTGGTTTGCTCACTAAATTACCTCTACAATTACAAATACAATTTAGAAATTTGGGCGCTGCATCCGTTGATTTTACTCCCTATGTTGTTGTTCAATATCCTGGTGTGGTTCAATGTGTTAATGGTCTTTATAGTCAATCTGATGGTATATTTACTGAAGAAGCTCTGAGAGTTTTGCAATCTCAAAATTTGCCCGTAGTTCCCTACACTGCTCAAACTGATCTTGTTTTCGGTGGTTTTTCATTTGGCGATTTGTTTTCAGGCATTAAAAAAGGCATTCAAACTGCTATGGACGTAGCTCAACAGGCTAAACCATTTGTAGATTTTGCAAGAAAAAATATTCCTGGTGTCGAGGCAGTAACAGCGCCATTGTCTATGCTTGGTATTGGTAGACAACAAATGAGAAAAAGCAGAGCTCGCCGCGGTGGTATGTTGACAGGTGGCATGTTGACAGGTGGCATGTTAACTGGTGGATGTGGTGACTGTGGTAATAATAATGTAATTTCACGCTCCGAAATGCTCGAACGTCTCGAAGAATCAGAAGATTCAGATGATTAAATAACAATGATAAAAAATATTTAAATTTATATGATTATTTTTTTTTTATAACATATAATATAACTATGTCAAAATATAGAGTATTGGGAGGCATGCCAATTGGTGGAATTTTAACACATGAAATGATGACAGGAGGCGCGCGAGGTGATAATTTAGCGTCACTACATAAGAAAGCCAAAGAATTAATGGCCAAAGATAAAAGAAAAGTAAAAAAGCCATATAAATTTTATTTTAATTTGGCTAGTTTAGAATTATCACAAGCCGGAAAAGCTAGACGGGCCCGAGGTCAAAAGTCTGCAAAAACTAGAAAAGAAAATTTAAAAAAGGCACAAGAATCCGCATTAAAACAAGAAGCCAAGATCGAACAAAAAATAGAAGCTATGCCAGAACAACAAAAACAATTAATTAGGGATGTTGTCCAAGAAGTTTTAAAATCTGAGCCGTCTAATATGGTAGCTGATAAAGTTGAAGAGGTTCTATCAAAAGTAGCCCCAGAAATATCAGCCGCTAAAGTTGAACAAATAGCCGTTGAAACTGAAAAATTAGCCGATAAAGTTGAAAAAATACAAGAAGCAGCCGCAGAAGTACAACCAGAAATGATGCAACCGGGTCCAGTTATTGAAGAAATCGACCCATGTGCAGAACAAAGACAAGTTATTATGTTGTTAGAAGAAGAAATAAGAAAATTAAAAGAAGATATGAAACAGACTATGAAAGAACAAAAACAAGAACAGAAACAAGAAGAATTGAGCATGTTGGCACCACCTGAAATGATGCAAGAATTACAGCAGGAACAAGAACAACAAGAACAACAACAAGAACAAGAAGCAATGGGCCAAGGTATGAGAATGCGAGGCGGTAGATCTAAAAAAAACAGAAAACCAACAAGCGAAAGACATAAAACATGGTCCGCTTTAGTTAATAGATATAATGAAGGCAATATAAAACCCGATTTATACTGTGTACCTAAAAAAGGCACATCCATACATAAACAATTAATGGAAAAATATAAAGAAATATTAGTAAAAAAAGGATTAGCTAAACCTATAGAAGTATTAAAACGCAAACCAACAGCCAAAAAAGCAGCTCAGCCACAAGGAAAGACCATTTTAAGAAAGCTAAAATCAGCCGGCAACGGTCGATTTACCCATTTCTCTAAGTATAATTAATTTTATTAAAAATTATTTATATTCATATAAATGGATCAACCTAAAAAAAAAAGAAAACCAACAAGCGAGAGACATAAAATATGGTCTAATGTAATTAATAATTATAATGAAGAGGTTTATAAAGATGCTGGCTTATTTTGTATACCTAAAAAAGGAACAGAAACACATAAAAAAATAATGGAAAAATATAAAGAAATATTAATAAAATTAGGATTAGCCAGACCCATAGAAGTATTAAAACGTAAACAAACAGCCAAAAAAGCAGCTCAGCAACAAGGAAAGACCATTTTAAGAAAGTTAAAATCAGAAGCACCTAAAGTTATCGATAGTGATATTTTAAAAGCTAAGCCTATAGAAAAAGCTAAGCCTATAGAAAAAGCTAAGATTATGCAAAATTATCAAATGCCGCTTTTTACTAAAACATTTTATGAAGAGATATTTCCCATGTTGGATAAAAGTACAAGTAGGAGAGTTAAATCACAGATAATTAAACGTTTTCCAGAAATACCAGAAAGATTTATGTCTGATATATTAGAATTTAAAGCACTTGATTTTTTTCCAACTGGCATACCTTGTATAAATAAAATAATAGATGATGTGAAGACGTATATCCGTATAGATGCAGATTTTAAATTATTAGAAGGTACTTCGGGCATAGGTCAGGTAGGTTATTATTTTAAAAAAGAATTTCCAAATGTAGAAATTACATTAAATGAATTATCAGATAGATTATTAAATTATTCTAAACAATTATTAAAAGGTGTACCAGATATAGAATTTTCTAATAAGGACTTCTTTGAATTTACAAATAGTAATTTCAATATTATATTTTTAAACCCACCTTTTGAAAAAGAATTGCATATAAAATTTTTATTACAAGCTTTAAAATTAGCTAGTGAATCTAAAAATCAATTTGTAACAATTTATTATATTCGCCCAACTGTTAATATAGATAGAAATATCGAATCGATCACTGATTTTTTAACTTTAGATAATGGCAAAAATTCAACTTTAAAGGTAGGCACCCTTTTAAATTATATAAATGAAGTTTATGATACAAATTATACTAAAAATGATTTAGAAAATGTTATGGAAGGCAATTTAGAAAGCGAAAAATCAGAAGAATTAGATGGAATACTTTCTGGTTTTATTGGTTTTAAATTATTCGAATGTGAAAGCTTCATTGGTACAAAAATGAAAGCATCGGTATTTAGAATAGATATAAATAATGGACCAATGTAAATTAATTATTCAATAAAATATTTTTTTTATATGGACTTATCGAATAATTAATATAATGTTATCCTTAATTGAGGGTCGACCCATAGCAATAGTCAAAAAAGAAAATAACAAAAACACTAAAGAAATATTATATGTAACCGAAAATAGAGAAAATAGCATAAATACAGAAGATATGATCGATTTATTAGGTGAAGAATTCATTATAAAATATAAAATAACCTTAAGAGACTTATATAAAATAGTTGATCATATAAAGAATCCAAAGATTCAATTAGTTGGTGAAAAACAAAAATTAGCAGCAAAGAGAGCCCTAGAAATAATAGAAAATACTCGAGGTAAGGAATTTAAAATCGATGCTGGTAAAATGCAGCTATTGCCAAACATAGAGAAAAGAGACGCGATAACATTGGCTGGTATGTCTGGCAGTGGTAAAAGTTATTGGGCGGCTGAATACACAAAACAATATATTAAAATGTTCCCTGGTAATTCTGTATTATTAATAAGCAGAAAAAAAGACGATCCTGCCTTCGATGTTATACCAGAGTTAAAACGAATATTAATTAATGAAGATTTAATCTCTCAACCTATACAAATGGAAGAATTAGCCAATTCATTGGTGATATTTGATGATTGCGATATATTAGAAAAGCCATATTTTCAAATGATGAATGATCTACGTGATCAAGTTCTCGAAGGCGGCCGACAACAAAAAACATATATAATAACGATTATACATCAAATTATGAACTATAAAGCAACGCGCAGAGTATTAAACGAGTCCGATTATACTGTGATTTTTCCAGCTAGTGGCAGCCGTTATTATATTGAACAATATTTAAGCAAATACGCAGGTCTTACAAAACCAGAACAAAACAAAGTTTTTAATTTGCCAAGTAGATGGGTCTGCATTCATAACGTATTTCCTCGATTTGTTTTATATGAAAAGGGCGCGTATATAGTATAAAATTTATGAGACGCCTTTATTAATATAAAAAAATCATTTCTTTTTTTGTATATAATAATGGAATATATAAATGGCTCATCTATTTCTCAACAAAATCCAATAAATGGCAGCTTTAAAAATTTATCACTAAGCCAAAATTTAAACTGGTCGAACGATGATTATATAAACTTTGATAATAACTCGAATCAATTTAAAGCGTATATTAACAATGTGCCTTATACAATAGCGCCAAGCGGTGGCAGTGGTACAGTAACGAGCATAACAGCCGGCACAGGGCTAACAGGCGGCAATATAACAACATCGGGTACCATAAATTTAGCAAATACAGCAGTAACCGCGGGCACTTATACAAATACAAATATCACAGTAGACGCACAAGGCAGAATAACAAGCGCCGCAAATGGTTCGGGTGGTTCTGGTACAGTAACGAGCATAACAGCCGGCACAGGGTTAACAGGCGGAAATATAACAACATCGGGAACCATAAATTTAGCAAATACAGCAGTAACCGCGGGCGCTTATACAAATACAAATATCACAGTAGACGCACAAGGCAGAATAACAAGCGCCGCGAATGGGTCGGGAGGAAATAATTATTATGATGCGTTTATACCTGGCGATTTCTCTGATTTACATCTCGCGTTGGCAGCTAATAAAAAAAGAATTGCTATTATTGGAAATTGTGATATGGGAGGTCAATGCACTATAACAAGTAACACATATATAAATATTGCTTCAAATGCTATTTTATCAGTGGTCAACACATCTGATTTTTTCTATATAGCAAATAATAACGATTTTAGTGTTCAAATTGAAGGCGGTGGCACTATAAATTATTTATCAAACAACGTTAATTTAATCCAATGCTTAAGCACAAATAACAATTGTAGATTTATATTTAATAATATCAATTTTGATTTTTCGGGCTTACCTTCTACAAATGACGTGTTTACATATTTCACAGATGTTGAATTTTTAGAATTAAACGCCTGTAGATTTGTTAACACTGTAAATGGAGTAAGTAATTTATATTTAAGGCCCGTTAATCAACTGTTATTAAACGATTGTTTAACACAAAATTCATTTTTCTTAACTTTTTATATAAGAGGTTTCAGAAATATTGATATTAATAATTTTAGGCAAGAGGCGATATCGTCACGTATAGGCATAAATCATGATGGTGTTAATCTGGGGACTGTAAATATAAGAGATTCGGAATTAGATAATATATCGCTCACAGATGGTGGCGTCACTGTGTTAAGAGCTTATATTTATAATAATTTTATAAGAGAAACATCAGGCGAAATATTTATAAAATGTGATGGTGTCATAACGCTTACAGAAAACGCGACACGTAATATTGTAATACAAAGCTGCACACCTATTTTAAATATATCAAATAATTATATAACTGGAAATATTGACACATATAATTCAACAATAAATAACGCCATAATTACAAATAATATTATAACAGGTGATATGAATTTTAGAACATCGAGCACATCTAAATGTATATTTTCATGTAATAGATTAAATGATGTTCTTAACGGCTCAAATAATTCCATTTTGGCCGTTTCAAACTGGTCAACCATAGCATTAACAGGTGGCAGCCATCCTATGTTAATAGGTCAATCGGGGAATAACGCACATCCTTAATATTAAGTAAAAAAATATTTGTTTCTATTGTTATATAATGGATACATTAATTAGAGAACATCAAAAAACAGCCTTCTCAAATGAAGATATGACAAAATTCTCAAATTGTCAACTATTGTTATATGAAGATTTGGCAAAATATGGATCTATTGATGATGTTTTAAACCCTGCTAGTTGTGCTATAATATTATATCAGATTAATAAAAATTTTGGTCATTGGGTAGTTATTAATAAAAATGATGATAATCAAATAGAATTTTTTGATTCATATGGAGGAAAGCCAGACAGTCAATTAAAATATGCCAAATATAACAAAAAATATAATGATCCTTATCTTACTATGTTATTATTAAATAGCCCGTACGAGGTTATATATAATCCCTATAAATTACAAAGTAAAGGTTTTAATATGAATACATGCGGTCGATGGTGTACGTTACGCCTACATATGAGACATATACCCGTGTGTAAATTCGCACAAATGTTTTTAAATCAATCATTTAAACCAGATTGGTACGCGACAGCATTAACGATGTTTATATCTTAAATATCAAATTTATTTACTCGGCCGCGTATAGCTTTCTTTTTTCGTGCTGCTTTTATTTGTTTATCTGTTAGCTCATCATATGTTATTGGTGTGTCTTCGCTTATTATTTTTCGCGGTCTATATATATCAGATTTGTATTTATATCCTCGCTCTCCGCGTTGATTTTGCCAATCTTCGGCAAACCACCTGGCTAATCCTTGTTTTTTCTGTTTTTTTCCTTTGAATCGGCCGCCTAATTCTTTATATAATCTAACAATATAACCCGATTTGTATGCAGAAGGTTTTTTATATACTTTGTCAGCTTCTTTTTTAACGAAATTATATATATCCTTATCAATAAACTTACTAGATGAGTCCTTTTTATTACTATCCAATATATATTTTTTATTAATATTTGTTTTATTCATTTTATATATTATAAAAATGTTAAATTATAAGACTAGTATTAATAACGATGGGGCCCATGTATATCATAATATCTCAATAGCTAATAACACCAATAAATATCAGATCGCGACATTTAAAGAAACTCGTAACGTGCCAATATTGGACAAAGCGAGTAATTATGAGATGAGTGTCGTTCGTTTTACAGTACCAGGCAGCGATATACCTATTTTCGTATTTCAGTATGATAATCAATCACCACCGCAGCCGGTTTATAAAGTAAATTTCAGATATGAATTCGCACCCGGGCAATTTAAAAACTTCGCTGAATATGTTCCGATAATAAATCGTAATATTCCTAACGTACTAAATCAACAAGCTATAGCGAATTATATTTATTCTTATCAATTCTTTTTAGATATGATTAACGCAGCCATAAACACGGCTTTTGTAGCAATGAAAGCAGCATACCCAGCAATAACACAGACAAAAACGCCGTTTTTAGCTTTTACAAGTGAAAATATTATAGCTCTACATTATCAACAATCGTTTAGTACTACACCAGCAATAAAATTTTATTTATCTCAAAGCTTAGTTAACTTTATGCCTAGTTTTAATTATACAGGATATATTATATTAGACAATCCAAATGGTAACCCCTTAGGTCAAAACGATCCACCTGCAGCAGTCCAACCGAATAATAATCAATTTTTAGCATTTTGGTTGCCGTTTGTTGATTTAGGGAATAATTTTATATCACAAATATACCCACCTAATTCAAACCATTTGAATGATTATCCCGGTTTTATTAATCGCCAAGAATTCCCAACATTATACGCATGGAATGACGTACGCGGCTTGACTTTTATCACTTATAATATTCCTGTTTTAAGCGATGCTATATCAAACACAGACAGCAGAAACAAGGATTTAACATTTAAAGTTTTAACAGATTTTGAATTGAATACCCAAAACGGTCCCGAAGCACGCTCAAATATATCATATAATCCAACTGCTGAATATAGAATCAAAGATTTAATAAGCGACGCAGCCTTAAGAACGACAGATATATCGATATTCTGGAATGATAAACAAGGAAATTTATATCCTTTATATATCGCGCCCAATGATGCTATTACCATTAAAATAATGTATCGAATTAAAGGATGGAAAAACGGCAAATATTAAAATATATTATATAATATAATGCAAGAATCTGAAATAAACAGAGAAGAATTATTAAATAGACTAGCAAAAAAAAATGTATGTATAAGATTACGTATATATTGGATGAGATTTAAAAACTGGCTGCATTCTGACGCCGATTTATGTTCTTGGTCATAATTTAAAAATTGTGTTTCCTTGTTTATTTGAATATTTTTTCGTATTTTCTAGATAATCGGGCATAAATACCATGTTTATAATGCCTTTTTTCCCGCCGGCTGCTTTAACGAATGAATGCCATAGATCATTTAACTTTTTAAAATCAAATAAACAATACTTATTAAAATATATATAGCCGTCTAAATGCAAGGCGCCAGGGCTATTTTTTGATGGTTGTATTTCGAGATTAATGCTAAACTCTTTTATTTTTATTGTGTTGCGTTCTTTAGTCATTGGAGCTTTTAGAAAACCTTTAAAATTTTCAGCTAGATATTTACCAAAATTTTGCATAGTAAACATGAAATTTTTTTTTTGTTCTTCTGTAAAATTATTAAATTGTTTCGCTGATATATTTGAGTTTGCTACAATATGGAATTGACTAGGTGGCTTATTACCTGCACCAATAGAAAACATTATATTATTATAAATATAATTTATATATATATTCAGAATTATAAATTTTTATTTTTATAGTTTCAGGCGGTTGAATTAAATTATCATCTATACTTTGTATATCAGGGCTCATGCATTCTGTTCCAGCACCATCCATGTCATCTTTTTCTTGTATATTGTCGAGTCTTTCTGATTTTGGTTCTGATTTTTCTTCTTGTTTTTCATCGACATATAATTTTAAATCTTCTTTAATATCTTTTAATTCGTTTTCATTTAGTTCTTCGCGCTTTTTCTCTTGTTTATTGGCGTACTCATCTAAAAACAAATGAAATTGCTGAATCTTCCTAATACACATTTTTGATAATTGTTTATTATCTAATGGAAATTTACATTTTTTAGCCTTTTTAAATAAATCATAAATCATTTTTTGTTTTTTTGTCATATTCTTCTCATCTTTATCTTCTTGTTTCTTCTGCTTTTTATTAGGCTGTTTCAATTCTGCTAACTTCTTTTGTTCTAGAAATTTTAAGACTTTATCATTTAATATAGATAAATTTTTGTCTTCCGTTGCCATTATATAAATAAAAAATAAATAATTAATTAAAAATAAATAATTAATACATGATATATATGCGAAAATGTCGAACAGCCTAATATTAGGCCTAGAAGCTATATTATATTAATCCTGATGAAGCCGAATTGTTAAAAAAAAGCGCATCAGGTATTTTAAATTATATATAATGAGTATAATACATATTCTAATAGATATATAAGACCGATGATATGACCTGATGGACCTGATGGACTTTTTTCATTATTCTAAAATTAAATTTTTTTTTTTAAATTTTTTTTTTTTATAAAACTTTTTTAAAAAAGTCCATCAGGTCCATCAGATGATAAAAACTATTTAAAAAAAGAAGTATTATATATATTCTAATTGATCTATTTAATTGTTGCGATCTGATGCGCTTTTTTTGCTGTCATCAGATTATAAAACTATCTTATATATTGCTTGTTTATATATTAAGAGTTGAAAAATCAATATCTTTTATATCATCATCAATTTGTTTTCTTATATCATTGTCATTTATTCCGACTATTCTTTTATTATTTGGCTTATTTCTTACTTTTTGGCTCTTTTTAGGCTTTAAAACATATGAAACATAATCGTTGAATTCATTATCGTTAAATTTTAATATACAACTAGAACCAATATTATGCGTTCTCTTATTATATTTATTTTTAATAATAAAAACGTGTCTTATGCTTTCGCCACATAAACAAGTATTATTTAAATTACATTCATCGTTATATTCGTAAATAAACCATTGTGAGAGAATTTTATCCCGTTTTGTTTCTCTATTATCAGTTTTATTTATACCAATTGAATCAATAGATAGCAAATCAATAATTCTATTAAATGACATTATATATTAATATGAAGAAATTATATTTAAATGAAAATAATTATTTATTTAATTATTTATTTTTTTCATATAAACTTATTTTTACTATTATATATAATGAGTAAGTTAGACGATAAGCATGAAGAACTATTTTCAGATAGTGAAAGCGAAACAGAAGAAACGATCGATATTTCTAAAAGTTGTGATGAATCGACATATTATTTAGATGATGATCTTAAAGATTTATCACCTATTAGAGAAGATAATATCAATTCTGATTTTAGCGACTTTGTTAAATTCTGCAATGAAAAACAACGACAAAAAAATAAATTAAAGCTCGATAGATTCTATTACTCTAATACTTTATTTGTAAAAGAAGGCGATGAACAATTTTTAAAATTGACCGAAATATATCAAGCTGCTTTATTTAATGATATTTCACAAGAATGCAAAATCACTGAATGCGTTCCATATTATGATGTCGAGAGATATTATAAGACTAATAAAGAACGCGTAAACGATTGGAGTCAGCTATTAAATAACGCATATGATCAAATTATATGTTATTATGGTTCAAATGCTAAAATTTATATTTGTGATGCATCCGGAAAAACAGACAAATTAGATGATCGCAAATATAAAAATTCATTTCATTTTATTGTTAGAGGGTGCGGATATCATGAGAATCCATCGGAAATTTATAAGTTTAGCGAGTCATTTGGTTTTGATAATTCTGTTTATAAACCAAAGAACCAAAAATTTAGACTACTAAACTCAAATAGTACAGATAAACAAAATAGACGCTTAAGAATAGTAAACAATTACCCAGATGATCCAGAAATATCAGACGAAAAGCCAACATACGATGAATTTATTAATTATGTTATTCAAAATACGAATGGCGAAGAATTACGCGAAACATATAAAGAAGAACAAGAAACAAAAAAAGAGCAAACAAAAAAAGATAATAAAATAATAAATGATAATATAACAGAGGACAACATTAAAGAGTTATTATTATGTTTCATAAATAATAATTTAGAATGGGATCAATGGATTAAAATTATATGGTTGCTATATGCCGAATGTACTAAAAGAGGTTATGACACATATGAAGTAATTATGTTTTTCTCTAAAATGAGCAGCAAGCACAATGAAAATGAGACAGTTAAAGCAATAAATAACGCATTAAGTCATTTTCAAACCGATAAAAAATTGCTTGGTATTGGTACTTTGATAAAAATGGCTAGAGAATATAACCCGGAAGAATTCAAGAAATGGGCTCGTAAAAATGCTATGAAATATAAAATATGTCATAGAGATCCCTATATATTCCATGATTTCTATAAATATTATTCTGAAACTGTATTCGAATCAGAATATGATTTAATAAACAGTTTTAAAAATGATATTAATAAAGTTATGGCATTAGTGCTATCCGGACATGGTTTATATATCAAAAAAGACAATATAAATGATGGTTTATTCTCTAAAATGTATAAAATCAGTGAATTATTAAATTTTAATATGCGTTATAAGATAACATTAGAAGTAAAAGAGAAAGCAGCAGACAAGAAAAAACGAGAAAAAGAAGGAAATATGATTATACCAATAGAAACAATAATCAAAAGTGTTAAATTTTCAAGTATGGCAAATAATTATATTAATAAATATTCATCTATTGTATTTAGTCCAGATAGTAGCAAATTAAAAGACCATGAATTTAATAGTTTTCGTGGTTTTATAGCTGAAGAAGTTAGAGACGTTGATAATGAAAAAATAAAACCTGTTTTAGATGTTTTATATAATGTATGGGCTAATAAAAATGATGAGCTATATAATTATTTCTTGTCGTGGTTTGCTAATATGATACAGAATCCAAGCCAACCAGGTAGAACAACGCTATTTATACACGGAAAACCAGGAAGCGGCAAGAATTCTATATCTGAATTTATTAAAAAATTTGTTATTGGTAAACATGGAACGTTTACGGTCAATAGCATACAGACAGCAACACAAATC